TTTATGATGTTGGCTAGCACAGTTATGTCATGGCGTTGTGCGGAATGGTTTATGTCTCTTGATGATCCGACAGCATCACAGTCAGCTTTCGTTAGCGTTGTAATGGGCGTGATGACAGGCGTGTTCGGGATTTGGATGGGACACGAACACAAGAAGGATTAGGTATGACTGATGAAAAGAAAAAGCCTGTATCAATAAGCGTAGGCGAAAATAGCTTTGAGCTTGTTCTACGAATATTGGGCAATGAATTTATAGCTATCAGATTAGGTTCCACCAATTTTTCTGGGAAGTTAATATTCGGTGGAATTTTGCTAATGTTTTTCACCTTTATGATGTTGGAGGTATTTGGTCTGTCACAAGTCGTAGGTCTTGAGTGATGGCTACAAAGATAAGTGAAAACACAGAATTAGCCATGCCAATCCGCAATTTGATTGCAATGGTTGTTGGTGCTGCTGTTGGAACTTGGGCATATTTTGGAGTGATTGAACGACTAAACACCATTGAAAATAAACTTATATTAATGGAAGCAGACTTAGGTCAGAACACTGAGTTTCGCATTAAGTGGCCTCGTGGGGAGATGGGATCGCTTCCGGCTGATTCTGAGCAATTCATGCTTATTGAACATTTGTCAGAACAGCTTGCTAAATTGCAAGAACAAATAGATGAAGGCCGCGCACCACATGATCAACAACAAAAATTAACCCTAGACTTTTACGAAAAACGACTGACAAATATAGAAGAACAGATAGAGAAGATGCGAAATGGAAGTGATTAAAACAATTACTTTGATATTATATATGGGTGGTGATGTTGCGGAGCATACTGCATTTGAACAAATATCGAAATGTTTAAAAGCTAAACGAACTATTGAAAGAAACCTTTATAAAAAATCAACCGCTGTGCGGTATGCTTGTGAAAATAAGACTGTTGAAATATCTAAAAACTCAGATGGCACAAACTATATAGTGAGGATAGTAGAATGATACAGGCATTGATTGGCCCCGTTACAGGACTGCTTGACAAGTTCATTGAGGATAAAGACCAAAAGGCAAAGTTGGCTCACGAAATAGCTACTATGTCCGAGAAACACGCACAGGAAGCGTTGCTTGCTCAATTAGAAATAAATAAGGCAGAGGCGGCTAGCGGTTCTATTTTCAAAGGGGGATGGCGGCCTGCTGTGGGATGGGTGTGTGCATTTGCTTTTGCATACCATTTTATAGTTAAAGATTTAATTATATTTGGGGCATCATTCGCTGGGTATGAATTACCAGAGTTGCCTGAGTTTGATATGGGTACGTTGCTTACAGTCCTTGGCGGTATGCTTGGGATTGGTGGACTCAGGACATACGAAAAGCAGAGGGGTTTGACCAAATGAGTTTGTACAGAAAAATAAAGGGTGGGAAACGTAAGTTTGCAAAGGTTCCTAAAACAAAAGGCGGTGTACCAAAAAAGTATGTGCGTGGGGCAAAAAACCCTAAGAAACGAGAGGCAGAGATTAAGCGCACTGCCAAACTCTATAGACAAGGCAAGCTCACACCAGCTATGATGGATCGTATTAGCAAGCAGAGGAGTCGTGGATAATGTCTAGGTTTGCAAGCATCTCAGGTGCGTCACGGTATTCCAAAGCAACTCTTGATAAAGTCTACAAACGTGGGCTGGGTGCATACTATTCATCAGGGTCTAGGCCAAAGGTATCCGCGCATCAGTGGGCTATGGGTAGGGTAAAGTCTTTTGTATCTGGCAAGGGTGGTGCAAGGAAGGCTGACTCAGACTTGCTACGAGGTGGCAAGAAAAAGAAAAAACCAGCAGCGAAGAAAAAGAAATGAACAAAGATAGACTCAGAGAAGAGATAGCCGAAGACGAAGGCTGCAAGTACGAGATATACCTAGATCACCTTGGCTTGCCCACTTGCGGGATTGGTCATCTAATCACTGAAAGTGATGAAGAACATGGCAAACCTGTTGGGACAATAGTTGAGCAAGAGCGTGTCAAAAGATTGTTTGCGCTGGATATGTCTGTGACAATTGATGAGTGCAAAGTATTGTACCCTGACTTTGATGATTTGCCAGAAGAATGCCAGCACATCATAGCTAACATGATGTTTAACATGGGTCGGCCTCGGCTATCCAAGTTCAAGGGTATGAAGACTGGCGTTGACGCAAGGGATTGGAACAAAGCAGCGGATGAAATGATAGACTCGCGGTGGTACACTCAGGTTCCCAATAGGGCTAGACGTTTGGTAGATCGTATGAGAGCATTGGCAGATGGCTAAGACACCAGCATGGCAACGCAAAGCTGGGAAGAACCCCAAGGGTGGCTTGAACGCTAGGGGTCGTGCGTCTGCTAGGCGGCAGGGCATGAATTTAAAAGCACCTGTCAAGAAGGGTGACAACCCTAGAAGGGCTAGTTTCCTAGCTCGTATGGGTAACATGAGGGGGCCAGAGTATAAAAATGGCAAGCCGACACGGTTGTTATTATCACTCCGGGCATGGGGTGCCAGTAGCAAAGCTGATGCAAAGAAGAAGGCAGCAGCTATCTCCAAACGTAACAAAGCTAAGAAAGGAAAGAAGTGATGTACGGCAAGAAGAAAAAAGCAGGAGCCAAGAAGAACGGCCTGACCGCTAAACAAAAGACTTTGCCAATGGCTCTTCAAAAAAAGATTATGAAATCAAAGAAGAAGCGTTAGTACAAAGGTTCTCCACCGTTTGATATATAGTGAGCCAGACACTCTAGAACGTGTGGCTCACTTGTATACCAACCTTTCTCTTCTCCATTTAGGGGTATAATATACTTTGCTCTGTGCGGCTCGTAACCATGCTCTTTAAGTATTCGGTACAAGCCCCAACCTTCAAGTATCAGGGCTGTGTAATACTCCCTCGCTACTATCCTTGCTTCCTCTATAAGAACCTTGTCTTTTAATTGAACAACCGTTTGTGCCATGACACAACAACTCCCCTAATCCATTTATTATCCAATACCCTGTCACCAACGGCATAGATTTTTTGCACCCCTCACATACCACATAGTCTGTTGCTGGCTCTTTAAACGCTCGCTGAGAGGCTTTGTCACGTTTCCGCTTGCTCACCACCGCTTTTGCACTTGAGGCCGTTGTGGGGCTTCCTGCCGCCCTTCTGGGTAATGTTTGGTTTCGATGGCCTCGGCAATCGGTTTGAAGCCAGCTTGTGAAATATCATCAGCAAGGTTGTCTGCTGACTCCACCATGATAACTTGATTTAAGCTAACCCCGATTGACCCATCTGCCTCAGTCCATGCCGACACCTCATACTTATTGTCAGGTGATAGGGATATGGGTGCAATTTGTTTCATAACAGGGTCATAGCATTGCACATTGGCATTGCCATAGTCAGGCGCACGATCTGATTTCTTATCGTTGTTTGGAAACAACTTAAAACCAAACACTTTCTTTCTTTGTTTTGTAGGCATATTACCACTCCAATTTTAATCTACGCGCAGCTTGCGCTATGGTTTTGTCGATTTCTTCAAAGATTTCCGGGGCGTTTTCTTTTATTTCTATCATACGCCCAACAAAATAGTCTGGGGATACTAAAGCATTAAAGTCAGAAGATGTCTTCATGTTTGCTGGGCTACATTTCACATCAACATCACGCCAAAAGTCCTTTGCCTTTTGCACCTCTGGGTTGTAGCCGCTGTTATCATCGTTGTTCTCTTCTTGTTGGCTTTTTATTTCTTGGTTGGCTTTAGCTGCCCTCTCTTCTTCAGTCGGCACAAGGTCTGGATTGCTTTTTTCAAAATTATCTGCCTCTGCTTCCGAATAAACAAAGCCAGCAACACCGAGCAATTTCAATATCACCCTGTCTTTGGCACGTTTTTCTGCCATAGCAAAAGGATAATTATTAGTTGTGTTTCGCGGTGTGCTTTCGCCTATAGACCATTCAGAGAAATCACCTGAGTAACCAGTGACACAGACCACCGCAATGTTTTTTTCTGCGTCTGTTTCAATAATCATTGGTGGGTCAAAGCGTATGCCCTTCTTGTGAGCTATACGCTCCAAGGCTTTGTGGTAAACAACTGGTGTACCTCGGCAGTTCCATACAGCACCTTTATCCATCTGTGTACTCATGCCGACTTCTTCCAAAGCTTGTATTAAGTTTGGCGGCAAGGTTCCTCTACCCATCTTTTTTCTCCATCAAGTCTGCAATCAGCTTCATAGCTGTAGTAAAGGCAACCATTTGTTCTAACACTTTTGCCTCTAACTCATCAATTTTCATTTGCATCATATCAATTCGCTGTTGTGTTTCTTGTTCCTCAGTCACTTTTACCTCCATCAATCAAAACAAATTTAGCTTTGTTTGACACATTTTCTAATTGCTCTTGACATTTGAAGCAGCAATCAATCATCTCCTCAAGAGGCCATGAATTTGCAAAACTTGTTGTCCATTCATAACCGCACTCTCTGCACTCAAACTTAGCTATTTTCATCCTTGCCCTCTTTTACAATGAAGCCGCGCTGAAGAGCGGTGAAATACGCTAAATACATACCGACAATCGAAACATATTCTTGCTGCACCTCACCATAATCTCTAGTTCGCGCCATCTGCATTCCTTCATCGTGTTTCAACTTCATGCAAGTCTCCATATTCTAACTTTATATCGTTCCATGCCACGTTGAGATGAACGTAGTTTTATGTTGTTTCTTCTAGCTGCTTGAAAGGCGGCACTCTTTAAAGTCATTGCGCAAGTAAAACTTTGACCAATTGAGAGGCTCGTAACAAGTTTGTCCCATTCAGTACCGGGAATTGGTACAAGCTCTTTGTCTAAAACAACTCGATTACCCATCATCACCCATGTCCTGCCTTGTTTCATTGTTTGAAGATTTTTGCACTGTCTTGTTTTTGACATCATGTATAGACATGTGCTTGTCTCTATGATTTTCCTTGGCTAAAGAAACTTGCAATCTATTAACTTCACCAGACATTCCGACTGCTCTCATTGAGAGTGGTTGTTCTGCACTTTTCTCGTAATGAAATTTGTAAGAAAACTCTTCTTGGTTTTCATCAATGCCACGAACCTCTAGGACAGTTCCCTTTGTGGTGTGCATCATAACGCAAATGCCAGTTTCTAAATGTTTTTTTACAAACCCATTTTCTGACTGAGGCAAATCGCATGGCTTGCAAACATTTATGTTGTGAACATTGGTTTTGATTGCATTTAGGTTTGCATATCTTTGCTCTACGGCTAATCTAAAAGCGTCCATTTAAAAATCCTCCTTATAAAATTCTGTTGCCCACATTACTAGCTGACCACGGCCTGACCGTCCCTTGCGTTTGCGGTCATCAACCTTTACCAGCCCTTTCTCTTTTAGCTGCTTGTATCTAGCGGTTACACTGCTGTAGCCGTGATGCGATAGCTTTGCTAAAACCTGATCGGATATACAACCGTCTGAACCAAAGTCTTGTATGGCCTCAAGAACAACTTGCTCCATGTGGCTGGTATCCACACTCTCAGCAGCCTCATGGCTTGTCACTGGATCATCTCGCCTGACCAGCTTGTGTGGCGGTGTGTAAAATAAATCAAACATATCGTCTGAATCTTGCACTGTAATCATTTCCAAAACTCCCTTGCTAGTTTAAGTATGTGTGGCCCATGCTTCCTTGCGATTTCTGTAAAATCCGGGGTGACTAGGCCAGCTAGTGTGTGCCAGTTTCCATTGGCGGCACGAATAAGATTTTGTGTAATAATCCAACTGCGCTTTAAATCCTGATAAACATTTTCAAGATGTTCTTCTCGTAACAGTGGGTAGTTATCTTCATCCCAGATGTGATATCCTGATGCTGTGACTTGCAACAGTGATGGCTTCTGTCCTGTGGCTCTCCAATAGCCAGCCATTTGCCAGATGTTATATTCCGTTGGTTGAATGTCCGGTTTGGGTATTCGCCAAGTCCGCGTACCATCCTTCTTAACTGGATTGCGTTGTGGCATTTTGCATTTGAGATCGCACAAATGGTCAACACCATAGTAGTCGCGGAACATCATTATCTTTACGTCCAACTCTGGAACAGTAAACCATGTTCGGTGTTCGCCATGAATAGTGTTTAGGCCATGACGCCGTTGCCACTCTCTCAAGCCCTCTACTGCATGGCCTAGCATGTCTGGCAGAAAATCGCGGAAAGCTTCATGTTCTTCTTTGTCTTTGCCTTCGTCCCAATCGCGTGGCTGGTATTCATCATACTCTGACATCATGTGCCGAGTGGCTTCAGCGATAGGCATGCCATCCTGCTTGCCTTTTTCTGGGTCATAGTTTTCAAGACCCTCAACGCGGTTTAGACCGCCCTCTATTATGCGGCCTGTAAACATTGGTGTGTTTGTAGGGAACTGAATATTGTGGTTCTCACGCAGCCACAACTTAAATATCATTTCGTACTTTGCTGACGTTCCACCGCTTACGCTATCGTGTTTGTAAATATCCATGCTTGACCTCATTGCTAGTTGTGTTACGGTAACGTAATGTCTACAATCGGTCAACAGGTAAAGTTGAGAAAAATTATGACACTGAAAGAATATATACATATCAACAAGATAAGCCAAGCTAGGTTTGCTCGGCGTTGTGGTATATCCCGGTCAGCCATCAATCATTTTATAGCTGGCAGACGGTATCCAAACCCTGAGACAATGCGTAGGATTCTTTTAGCAAGTAATGGTGAGGTTAAGCCGAATGATTTTTTCACAGATACAATGCTACAAATGCAGAGGTAAAGGTTTTCGGTACGTCAAAGATTACTTTGACCCGACCGAAGTAGTGCCAGAGGATTGCGAACTTTGCAGCGCGACTGGTGTTCTTTCACCAGAAACCTGTGATAGTGATGAAAAGATAGCGAGACTCGCCGCTGCTGATATGTGTTTGCGGTGTGAGACATTTTTAGACGGGGCGAGTGTATGCCCTGTTTGTAAATTACAATATGGAGTGCATCATTATGAATCAAAGTAGTTATAAAGTTCCTACGATAGAGGAAATCAAAGAGGCTTTGAAGGTTCCAGAGGTCGATGTAAAGTTTGATAATCTTGGGCGAGTGATACGCAAAAAAAATACAGCCAAGAGCGTTTTGAAACGAAAACAAATGGTAAAACATCGGTTTATGATGTCAGTTTTCAAGTTGAAGCGGGCGAAGTCGTAATGACAGATAGCAGACAGAAAGGTGCAGCGTTTGAGCGTCAGATTGTAAACTATATAAAAGACCACTTGGGCGAGTCACTGCCTGAGTTACCAAAGCGCAACCTCTCTCAATATCAAGTGAAAGGTGAGGCTGACATTGTAATCCCCGGCTGGTCGATAGAGTGCAAGGCTTATGCTTCTGGCGCAACTTACAAGCAAGCATGGTGGGAGCAAGCTTGTGATGCATCCGGCGATAGGTTCCCTGTTCTCATTTATAAGTTCAACAACCGCCCAATCCGTTGTGTGATGCAGCTTATGGCGGTGTGTCGCTCTTTCTCTTATGATCCGCAGCTTGTCACAGAAATGTCACTGCCAACATGGGTTCAAGTGGTGAGAGAAAGTTATGGGGTTGACAAGAAAAATTGACTGGATAAAATCGAGCTTGCTCGTTCCTTAAAGCAATGCCAAGTAATGCATTACCGGAGCAAACCGAATTGCAAAACAAAACAAATAATTTGTAAATAAAAAAAGCATAGCCTAAGCTTTCAGGCTATGCTTTGAAGATATTGCTGCGCGGCTATGCTAATTATTTAGCTTTTCTTCCCTCTCTCTTCGCGCTTTCTCTTTAAGGCAGTTGTGTAGCTTGGTGACAGTATCAGGCACATGCGTTGCCCCGGTTTCATAATTGATAATTGTTCGCCTTGTAACGCCTAGCCTCTCAGCCATCTTTTGCTGGCTAAAGCCTAGTTGTAGACGTTCAAGCTTGATTTTTTTTGAATCCATGCTATCTTCCTTTCTGCATAGGTTTATGCTTTCTTGATTGCTAGTTAAGAAATGAGAACCGTCAAAGCGCAATGCTTTGGCGGTTTCTCTTTTAGCAATCGTTAAATTCTTCCCAAGTTGTAATTGAAAATGGCAGATCATTTGCCGCTGCATACCCTGCCAACTGATAAGACAACATTTCGTCGGTTGTTTCTGGGTCAATATGAATCAATAGCTTTTCACCATCGTTATTCATATCCAACAACCTAACCGAATAATCATCATCATTAGACCAAGCCATCATTCCACATTCTGATGTTGCAGTACATGGCCCTGCCATTGCGCTGATATAGCTAATATGCCAAGCTTTATTAGACATTGTTTTCCCTCTCTCTTTTTGCAGCATAGTCATATGCCTGTTGTCTAAAATATGTCCAGTAAACCGTTTTCCACTGGCGCGTTTTTTTGCATGGTTCTTGAACGTGCCAAGTTGTTTTTGTTTGTGATGACAAACCCGGACTTGTCGGGTGCGGTATCCAGCCCGTAACAATTCTTGTTTGTGCCATTATATTTCCCCTCTGCTAGTGTTATGCCATTGCTGGCGATTTGAAGGCCACTGACAGCCCTTTAGCTGTCAATGGGTAGTCAGGTAGCCTATTTACTAAAGTGAGCCATCACAGCCCACCAAGTAAACGATTTGCTGTTTTCAAAGCCAAACAGCCACAGCCAGTCAATCCAGCCCATAATCAATAGGGCTGTTAGGACTATGCAAAAACCGTTGATAAGTTTTTCTGCCATTAGTTCAAATCCTCTAATTTGATTTGACCGGCTTTGATTGCTTTTTCTGTCTCGGCTTTGTTCATGCGTAAAAACTGGTTGCGATACTTACCAGTGGTAACGCTGTAGTCCCAACGGTTGCGGTCAAGTGTTACATTTCCGGCGTTATCTTTAAAAGCTATAATACTCCGATAGCTTTGGAAATACTGGCCTTTATCTGTACAGATTAGAAACTGGTTTTTGACCTTTTTACCTGACCTAGACGACTTCATGTTCATTACTGTAGGCACTTGCATTTTATAACCTCTTTCTTGCTAGTATTTCTGACCTCGTCAGCTACCGCCTCACGATAGGACAAGCAAAGCCTATGCCTTGCTTGTTTCGGTCTGTTATTCCGCTGCCATTGCTTGCGCTTGGCTTTCAAGAATGTAGTTAGCCGCTTTTTGCGCTTGTCCAAAGGCTTTCATCATAGCGCGTTTATCTGATTTCAAAACTTCAAGCCAGTTATTGAGATACTTTGCATGGTCAGGCGTTGGTTCTTTTTCTAAGCCAAGCATAGCAGCAAGAAACGCTGAGCCTGTTTCTGCTATCAGTTCCTCAAACGCATAGGCATTGCTTCCAAAACGTCCGACAAGCTTTCTGTCGAGTCGTGACTTGTGGCCTGTCCAATGGCACAATTCATGCAGCAATGTACCGTAGTAACTTTGCTCTATCGTGCTATCTTTTGTTCCTTTGAAATCTGATTTCTCAGGC